AATTGCGTTACATCACCAGCAGCTTTAGAAATCTTTGCAGATATTTCTAAGCCGTTGTCTGTAACTTTTAAATCTTTTGCTCGACCAATCGGTTTATCGTAATTATGGTTGAAAAGAATGATTGGATTACCTTTATAGTTTTCCAAACCACCTTTTGTCCAAGCGTCAGCCTCGATTATGTCGCCTGCTCTATCAAGAGCATTAGTACTAGCTGATCCTTTAATATCTACACCACCATCTTCGTTTTCGCCTAGTGATTTAAAAGTGCTAGTCCAATGATAAATTTTATTTGACATCTTTTTTCTCCACTTTCTTAGCAGGCGCTTTCGGTTTTGCTTTTGGTGCTGGAGAAGATTCTGGAGCTACTACTGCAGTAATTGGATGTCTTTTCTTCATGGCTGATAAAACTCTGCTCCAAGATCCAAATGCTCTTCTGAGCAAGTAATCTTTAACAGGAGCATCTGTACCATGACTTTTATAGGTTGCTAAATCCATAGTTTCGACCCCTTGTTCTACAAGAAAGTCAGATAATGCTTTAGCCATCATATTCTTTGTCATTTGTTTATTCCTCTTCGCTTGGGGCAGCCTCTTGAGGTCTACCTCCTTCTTCGGGATTTGCTGCTGAACCTGCTATATTAGCTGGAACTCTAGGAGTATCGAATCCATCAACTGGATCTTTTCCTAAAGCTTCTCTTGCTTCATTTGGGGACATAATCCCTGTATTTACAAGAGTAGCATAATATGCTGCTTGATCTCTTAGTTCTGGTTGCAAAGCAGGTATTCCTGTTACATCCTCAGATACTGCAAAACCAAAGTACCGCTCTAACGCATACCCTAATTTTCTTACGATTGGTAAAATTGTTTCTAAATAGTAAAGCCTATGATTAGGTCTTATATTTGCATTATTACCGCCATCTAGTAAAATGGGTGGTATTCCCATTGCTTCTAGTATTATTCTTTCGTTTGATTTGATTCCTTCTTGGAAATCTAAATCTTTGAAATTTACTTCTGTTAAGTTCTCAACTGTTAGTCCGCCGTCTAAGAATAATGGACGACGACCGCCAGATTGTGGATTGTATCGTGCAACCCAAGCCTGTAACATTCTCTCTTTAATTTTTTCTGAAAGTGTATTTGGTGATTTTAGCACAAGTCCTGGAACTGCTCCATTTTTGAAGAAGTTATCCTGGAAAGTTCTCATGCTTGATAAAAGTTGCATAGTTCTAAATGCAGGCTTTAGTCTTGGTACACCTCTGTAAATTGATTTGAAACTATTTTCTTTTATATGTATGATTTCACTAGGACTATAGTCTAAGCTGTTTTCATATGTGTATTTTGAAACAAAAGTATTTGGATCTGTTTCTATTCTTACTTTATCTGCTGGTAAGTGATATAAATGTGCTCCATCAAAATAAATAAAGATATTGCCATCTATCATCAAGTCAATAATTAAGTTTCTTTTAAAAGAATTAATATCCTGAAAAGGATTTGGCTCTCTATTAATTAAAAGATCAACTTTTGATCTTCTTATATTTTTTACAATATTGTTTGTACCTGGTGTTTGATTTCCTAATGTAAAAGGTATATCGGAGACATCGTCAACAATCATATTAACTGCTCTATTTACAATTTCTAGTTGTTCGTATGCACTTTGATAATTGCTTACAATCTCACGAGAATCTACAGTTAGACCTTCGTTTCTAGAAATAACATATTGGGCAGGATTGAGTTTTTCCTCAGTATCGGGAGTTCTACCTAATATTCTGTCATACCATGCCATATTTGTCTCTCTGCTTCTCGACCCAACGTTTTTGTTTTTCTGCTGTGATCAATTTGGGTCTTTTTCCATATATTGAATGTAATCGTAAATGATGCTTATGGCAAAGGGTTACTGTATATTCATACACTTTTTCCCAGTTATCATCAATAAAGGACTTTCGAAGTGCTAGTATGTCTTGCTCATTCTCTATAATATATTTTTCTTTTTTCAACCAAGTTTCTAGTAATTCGGTCAGTCCATAGTAGTGATGAAAGTCTAAGTCTATATTGCTCTCGCAAATATAACAACTACTTTGTTTCTTGTATTTAGATTTAGCTTTGTCTCGTACATATTTAACTAAATCTCTTTTTAATTTCATATTTCTACTCTTAATTAGAATTATACCAAAAAGTCACATCATATGTCAAGAACTGTTTTTTACAGGTCTTATTAAAACGTAGTGGCTGTAGTTTCAAATGTATATAATGCATATCGTAATGCATCAGCCATGTGGGATGACATATTGTGTTTTGGTTTTTCTTTCATTAAATTAGGGTTAGGATCCCATTGGTATTGATCTAAAGACATTTGCGCTTGTTTGCAAGTTTGGTCTACAATAAGGTCATCATTATCTACTATTCCTGCAACATGACCGATACCATCTAGTACTGATTTCTTTGCATTAATAGTACTAATATCATAATTTTGTGCAAAGTCGTATCTTGTTTGTTGAGCTGCAGAATCAATATAAATATAATCAATATCCCATTTATCAATTAATTTTTTTATCTCTACAGCATGTTGTTCTGTAGTACGTTCAGCATTCATATATTCATCAACTAAGTAATATTTTCGTTTATCCCAATCGTAAGCAATAACACAAAATGCAGTAGGATCTTTATACCCTACGTCGAGTCCTCCAAAGACATCCATTTGACTAGTATCTAGTTCTTTTAAATCTGCTGTGCATTCTTCGTGATTAAATGCCCATACTTGTCCTTCAAATACATTAAAGTCTGCCATGTATTCTTGATTAAATTCTGCTTGGGACATTGTCTTTCTAGCTTCTTCAATATCTGCATCTGCTACTCTTGGGTTCTCATGATATGTTGCTTTTATACTACACCACTCTGGAAACTCTTCTGAGTAGCCTCTGTAATAAAATTCCGCAAAATAATTATTTCGACCCCGTGGAGTAGAGATGAAAATTGCTTTTGAGTTTTCTTTGTCTAGTGTAGGTCTGAGTGCAACATTGAAAGCATCTCGTCCATCTGTTAATGCTGCTTCATCAAATATGATGAGATCATAACTTCTACCAACTACTGAATCTACCTGATTAATAGAACCCATTCTTATAGTAGAACCGTTTGATAGTTCAATAACTTTATCTTTTGCATTGTCTCGTGTTACCTCTAAGTCAAAATGCTTGATGAGATTTCTCTGTAAGTCAAATGAGATTTGAGATAATGAGTAGTTAGGTGACATTAATAGTACATGAGCTCCAGGCACTAAACAAGTTAACTGTCCTATAATATTACTTATATAAGTTTTTCCTTGTCTTCGTGATACTGCTGCACATACGAAACGATATTTGGGATTGTTGATTGCATTAATAATTGCAGTCTGAGATGAGTTGGGGGTAACATTTAATAAGTCAAGGTACCCTTCAATAGGTAACTTAATAAAACGAGTTTCTGGGTTCATATCCATTAAGTAGTCTTGCACTACATCGGAACGACTTATTTCAATCAATGTAAGGTCTCTTTTTCAAATAGGTTAAAGGGATCGTCGGAATCAAAGAGTCCGTGTTCTTTTGCAAGTTCTAGAAGATAGAGATAGCCTCCACATAGATCAATAATATCACTTTCAGATTCACTTGGAGTTATTCCATTTATCTGTCGTACTTGAAGTTTTTTTAATACTTCTGCGGCATGCAAGGATAATCCTTCAAGCCATACTACTCTTCGATCTATTACTTTTGGTACTGTCATCTTTTCCTTCGTTTACTTCCAAATCTTCTTTTTTGGGATGCAGGTGGTCTTTTCTTTGAACCACCTTTACCTGCCCAAAATACTTTGTTTGCCCAATAGGCTGCGGAAGATTTTCCTTTTCGGATATTCTTTCCGTGTCTCGCTTTAAAACTTCTTCTAGCTTCAGGACTATAATTGTGTCCCATGCCTTGCGCTCCAAAACGAATTATTTTTATTTTACCACCAACTCTTACAGCTACTACAGCTTTTTTGGTTCGGTGCTTGGGGGTTCTTTTCGGTTTATTTAGTCCGCTTAGTCCTGCCCTTTTTAGTCTTGCTTTTTCGCTTGTTGTCAGTGCCATTGTAAAATAAGTCCACGACTTTATTAAGTCGTCCTGCTTTCATCATTTTATGAAAGTCTTTATGAATAATATTTATCTTCTACGTAGTATTCGACCTGCACCTTTCTTACCAAACCTTGCTCTTTTTGGGTTGATAGTTTTGCCGAATCTTGGTCCGATTGCTTTCGGTGCAGAGCCATAGAATCCACCAGGAGTGGACATAGGAGTTTTTGTATTTACAAAGTTTCCTGCTGCTGCGTTCATGTCTCTAGTGACACCTCTTTTTAATTTATGTTTAGCTAACTTTGATGTACCATGTACACTTGGTCCGCTAAGAAATCCGCCTTGTCTTGCCATTTTCTTTTCCTAAACAGATTTAACTCTGTTCCGTCCCATTTTTTAAATGAGTTTTTAATAATTCTTTGTTATTATTAGGAGAATTTAATAATTCTCTAAGCTCTATTCCCCAGTTTAATTTGTGTTCAAGAGCTGCACGAAACTGGTGAGATAGATTTACTACTCCCAGTATTTCGTTTATAATTTCTTTTTTGTTCATGCTAGTCCTTTTTCGACTTAGCTAATGAATTTTAGCTTTTAGCTTTTTCTTCAGCTTTCATCATTTTATCTTTGATGTCCACTTTTCCGTCCCAGTTTTTATCTTCGCCTGAAACAATGGCACAAAATTGTAACCATTTAATCTTTAACCAATTTAGGTATATCATGTTCTTCCTCGTATTGTTTTAATAATTGATAATAATTTTCCATGAAGTTGCCAGGAAGTACTCGTTGTAAAGCCCAGTCCGCAAACTTAACGTCTGCTTCTCTTAGTTCTTTTAGTCTTTCTTCTT